CAACCCAATTAATTGCGGCGTTTAAACCGTCAACTTGTGAAAGATAATCATCGTCATTTTTTACAGTGACTGCGGATTGACCGTTTGTGCTAGCACCCTCTGAGTGAGCGTTCTTTGCTGAACTGTCAACTACACGTACTACCTTTAGAGCATTTCCATATTTTAGAAATCCTGCTGCTGGTAGAAAGTATTTCGCTGTACTGTCGTCTGGTTGATAAAAAGTTTCTGCTAATTGGTTCTCGGAACCTACCAGGGTAACTTTCTCAACCGGTCCCCAATTGAATGCACCAACAAATCCACCGATTGAACTCGATGTAGCTGGAACAACATTGGTAGCGTCAACCTCTTTTATTCTGACGCCTGGTGATACTTGAAATGCCATCGCTTTATCCTCTATTTTTTGAGTTAGTTAATATGTTTCATAATACGAATATTCAATACTATTATTTATAATTAAAGGTTTTTTAACACCTAGTCTTTGGTGTAACTGTCATCTTTGCCGGCGTAATCACTAACGATATATCGCCTATTTGGATTGACCGCAACTCTTAATTTAGTCATAGTTTTTCTATTAATCAACATTTCACTAGCTGTGTCTTTTTCTGTGAGTCCTATTTCTATTATATATTTCTTGTTATTAAAGGTGATACCATGTTCTATCATAGGCCTTGTATCAAAAGGTTTGCCGCCTCTTCTAGGATAAGATATATCTACTATATCACTTTCAAAGGTTAAACCATTCTTTTTCCACTTGGCTGTATCACCATCAATTTCTAATTTATCTACATGAAGCATAGTTGCTGATGCTGAATTACCAGTATCAAACTTTGCTCTTATTAAATTCTTATCAAAACCATCTAACATGATGCTTTCAATATATCCAACCTCTTGTCTCATAAAAGGTCGTCTGTTTGTTTCGTCACTGAACCATAATAATACTGTTTCTAATACATCTACATCACTAACTTTCTTTCCTGTAGGTGTATTATCTTCTGGATTATATCCCATGAAGTGTGACCTAATACCAGGTGAGCCATTAATCTCTAAGATATAAAACTTATTGCCTATCTTACAATGGTCTACACCACAATAGTGAGCACCACTGGTTCTTGCAGCATTTACTACTAATTGTTTTTCTTCTTCCGATAATGTATATGGTAAAGTTTCTGCACCTAAATGCACATTGTTTCTAAATTCTTTCTTGTCTACTTTCTTTCTCTCTGCACTTGCTATAATCTTATTACCAACCAAGAGAGTTCTAATATCTGATTTTAAATCAAAGTATTCTTGTATTAATAAGTCAGCATCAAATTTCCATAGAGATTGTACTACTGATGTGAGTGAACTCATATCGTTTACCTTTGAAACACCAATACCTTGAGTACCTTTTAGTGTTTTAATAATGACTGGAAATTTACCGCCAATCTTTTTATGAGCATCTTCTATACTTTTAATATTATTAATAATTGATGTTCTTGGTACTGGAATATTATTTCTTTCTAAAGCAACTGTTGATGCCATCTTATTATCACATAATAACATAGCCTCTAAATCATTTATAAGAAAGAATCCAATTGTTTGTAATGTTGAGACTAAGGCTTGAGATGTAAGATTCTTAACTGCACCAGCTCTTACAAAGACTAATGAATCATGCATATTTAAGGTAACATCTTTATCTTCACCATCTATATTTTTAACTAATACCTCACCAATATCAACATCACTAGAAGCTATGTAAGCTTCATTGACATCTATCATAGTATGTGATATATTAAACTTCTTTGCTAATTTTTGTACGATATCAGCAAAGGTACCTTCCTCGTCACCAAGGCCGAGTATAACCACATGCAACTTACGCATTTCTTTTTTGTCTGTCTTTTCTGTTAAAAAGTCGTTGAACCCTTCCATTGTTTTTCCTCGAACCAGATATTTCCTTCTTCGTCTCTAGTATATTTATCATTATTAGAATTACCATCCTCAATAAAACCAAATGGTAACATATCATCTTGTATTGCTTTTAATCTTTCTTTATATAACATATTCTTCATATCGATATTAGTTAACGATTCAAATATATCAGTTGTAACAAACCATGAGAATAATACTAAATTCATCATTAGGTCGTCATGATTAGGTGGGAGTGCCATCCAACTGGAACCTCTTGAAACAAAGGTACTCATTTCAACTATTGTTTGTGCATCATGTATCTTAATCTTGTTTTGCTCGATTAAATCTTTTACAGTAGAACAACCTATTCGCTTTACTCTTTTGGTCATTGTCGCCCCTAAAGCGTTGGCTTTTACTGTAGACTCAACAAACATATTTTCATATTCTAATTCATAATATAATCCATTACAGACGATACTCCCTTGGTCATTACTCTCTATAATAACATATGCGTCATTATATGTTCTTGCGTATTTGTATATTATATCTGGTAATAGCATTGGTGATATATTATTATCACGAAAGACACATACCTGTTCAAAAGGTTTTGTACTGACATCTATAATATTAAATGTACTATAGTCTTGTGCTTTACCTTTAGAGACATCAACGGTCATTACATATTCATGACCTTCTTCTGGCTCTGCATATACATAAACATTTTCTTTAAACCATGTAGGGTCTTTACTCTTTTGTGCTAATAAATGATTTGCACTTATAAGTGTATTACCTCTTCCATGGAATGTATTACCAAACTCCTGTTCAAATTGTAATTCAGAAGTATTGGCTATTGTTTGTTTCTTCCAAGTTTTATTTCTTCCTGGTACATCCCACCAATCAACTCTAAATGGTTTAAATTCATTTGTACCCTGTGAAGCTCCTTCCCATAGTTTATGATATACATTTCCTATTCCATTTGCTGTTGATGTAATAATAATCTGTGTATCTTTACCGGCCGTGACAACAGGATATGTTGATGTATAGAATTGTGCATCATTCTCTACAAAGGCGAACTCATCTAAGAATAATAAATTAATAGATAAACCCCTTATAGAATTACCAGATGTTGCTGATGCAATAATCTTACTATTATTACTAAATTCAACACTACCTTTATTTAAAGCTTTACACCCTGGTTGTAAAAAGAACGGAAGGTTTTCTAAAGCCAAAGTAATACGAGCTAACATCTCTCTTGCAACTGCACCTTTGTTTGCTAGAATTGCTATTGTCTTTTCTGGGTGAAAGACTGCATACCATAAGAGATAAACAACAGATGATATTGATTTACCTGATTGTCTACATGCTAAAACAATACTAAATCTATTATCATTAAAATGTTTAAACATCTTTTTCTGATAAGGATATAGATTAAATGGCACTAAGCCTTCATCTAATGAAATAATTTTAATATAATTCTTTGCAAAGTATACTGGGTCTTTCATACACTTGGCATATTCTTTTATTTCTTCTTTTGTAAAAGAAGCCTCAACCCCATCACGTTTTACTGAGGGATTTCCTAAATATCCAAATTCGTTATTCTTTACTCTTTGCATCTATCACATTGTCCTTATCTAATAACATTCTTTGTAAGTCGGTAGTACTACCAACGAATACATTATTATTAGTAACTTTCTTTGCTGTGTCTTGAACTTTCTTTAAATCTTCTTTATCTTTCTGTAGTTTCATTAGTTTCTCGGTAGTATCACCGATATCTTTAATACTTTTAGATAAAACTTCAAAGGCTCGTGGGTGTTCGCTCTCACGTGCGAGTTCAGCCAAAACATCTAAGGACCTAGTACCAACGTTAATTAAATCTTTATACGTTCTCCTAGAAAAATCATAATCATCTTTTACATCTTTACTGATTGATATAGGTTTATTTTCCTGTATCGCAGGGACATTCTTTTCTAAATTTTTCATTATCTTTTCTTTGCTCATTATCCGCCTTCTGTAATTGTAGTTACTACGGTATGAGTATCACTCTCTTTAGCTGTTGTTGGATTAATTGTGAAATCCATTTCCTCGAATGTTCTGGTAATATTATCTTGGTCTTTGAAGTCAAGTTTAACTTCTCTAATAAGTTTTGAATCTCCTGTAGGTCCATAAAACTTCATCTTCATAGTAAAACCTAGTGTATATACTAATACTCTTCTTTCAGTGAAGTCACCTTCGTAACTATCTTCTATACCAACATCATTTAAAATAACTTGAACATCTTGTTTATGGTCGAAGTTATCTACAGGTTTAATTGTGACTGAATACTCTGGTTGAAAGTATGGTAATATTTGTTCCATGATTTGTAGACCATCATCTTGGTTCTTTGCCATAATATATAATGACATTCCAATATCATAAGCGGTATAATGTTTAATTACCTTTTTCTTTGTAACATCACTAACATTATCTTCTGCTATTTGATTTCTTCTATTGAGTTTTGCTGTAGTATCTAAACTTAAACTTGTAATATCAAATGCCATTCTTGGTAACTTAATTGCAACCGATGCATCTGATTGTGTAGCCTGATCCAGTCTAGCTAAAAACTTTTCTTTAGGTCCATATGCCAATGGTACTCTGACTTGATTTAATACACCACCACCGGCTTTCTTTCTTACAACCTTAAGGTCATTAAATAGTGTACCAAAAACTGCTACGGATTTTCGCATTGTAGCATGATAAAAATGGTCTCCGAACATTATGGGTCTCCAAATGGATTACTCTCGCTGAAATCCATAAAGCCTGATTCAAAGGCTTCATATGTTATATTCTCTGCGGCACCGTCATCTATAAATGCCTCACCTGTCGTATCAGCTAATCCATATATTTTTGTTATTGTGATACTTACACTAGAAGTATCTCCGACAAGTGGTTTTGTTGCATCGACTATAAAGTCTTTTGCATCGTTAGAGCCTGTGACTCCAATATTTTGTACTTTGATTTGTCCAACCGTAGCTGTGGTTTTAGTTCTTTCTGTTACCTCACCAAACACTTGAACACCGGTTGATATTGTTTGTCTTACTATCTCACCAACCTCTGGGAAATTTGAACTACTAGTTCCAATATCCATAGTTACTTTATAAGAATCTTCTGCTATTTCATCATCTATTGCACCAATACCTGTATCAAATTTTTCATCACTATATTCAAACTTAGTACATTTAAGTTTATATGTAGGTAAATTCTTTAATTGATAGAATGGGTCTTCGTGTTCTACAAAGTCTATCTCAAAGAAGGTATTAGTCATTGGCAAGAAAATTAAATCACCTTCTTGTGGTCTAGGACTTATTTGATTATCACTAAACTTACCAATGCTTTGATTCCACATTCTTCGTGATACTACAAAGGTAACATCATCTTGAATCTCTAAACCAAACTTAGAATATAAATCACCTGAGCCTTCAAACCCATCAATATTTTCTATATACATTTCTATAATATAAGCATCATCAAATTGTGATGCAGGGTCTTCGCCTAATATGTGGTCTCTATTGACAAGCACACGAGGAATATAAAAGACATCTTGTCCATATATTTTTAGTGATTCAATTATCAGGTCTTCGTAAAGATTCTGTTCAGATTTTACGGCCTGTGAAAAGTATACATTTCTAGGCATATTTTATCCACTATAGAAATCAACTGGTGCTTCCCAATTTAGTCGCATTTCTTCTTCTAATTTTTCTATATCAGCAATAGCATCATCATATATTTGTCGTCCATTAAATGTAACTCCACCCGGCATTTGCATGCCTTCGAACTTCAATAGGTTCTGACCCCATTGTTTCTTGATTAATGCTGTCGCATATTTCTTTAAATAATAATCGTTATATACATCTGTATAAGTATCTGGGTCTATAATACGATAGCATTCTACGACGATATAATCATCAACTGATAATTCTTCGTCCCAGTCCATGAATATCTTTAATTGATTTTTATGTTTTTCAAATCCTATTTGTTTAGAATCTGAATCAACTACCTTATCTAACATATCAAGATATTGCATACTAATTACGTATTCAGCTAAACTACCCATAAATCCAAGATTATATAAGTCGTGTAAATGTATTTGATATCTAACATCAAACATATCGTTAGATGAAACAGAATCTCGTATTGGCATTACCTGAACTACTTGTGTAATTAACTCATTTGTAGGAATATATCTATTCTCTATATCACCTATAGTAATAGCAGTAAGGGTTGCTGTGGCCCCTGAGTCACCCCCAGTCAGAGTCTCATTCGCTTGGAATGATACATCCTCATCGTTTAGGTTCTTATAAATGAGTGCAGCACCATCTATTTTTTCAATAACTGCCTTTGCTCCTGATGTTCCACCAGTTACAGTTTCTCCTACTTCAAACGAACCAGATAATCCAGTGAATGCTAGTTTTGAACCAGTGACTTTATGTTTTAAGAAAAACCTTTCAGTTGCATCTGTATGATATTCTTGATAATATTGTAAAGCTTCATCAACTCTATCGTCTAATTGGTCGTCATCTACATTTACTTCAATAACAGGTGCACCTAATTGTCTTAAACAATAATCTTTAAATGTATCTTTACTATTTGGTTTTGCCATGTTAACTCCAAATTCCCTTAGCAACTAATCTTACTAATTTATCTTCTCCAGCAGTGGATGTCTTTGTTAGTTTATCTTCATCTGAATAATAATACAATATTTTATGTGAATTCTGTACTAAAGGTAAATCTACATCCGATGAATTTTGTCCTGTACCAACAAAAGTTATTGTACTAATTACGTGTATACTTGGATGTCCTTTATTAGTATTCACATCATCACTTGTCTCAGGAAAGACTTCTATTCTTTCAATTTTTACTGATTTATTTATTGCCATTCTTTTTTCCTTCCAAGGTTTTAATTCTTTTCTCTAATCTATTTATAATACTTTGTTGTTCTTTTATTGCTTCAACCAATAAACCTACGGTATTACCATATCTAATTGCCTTGACTTTATTCTCTCCTTTATCATTTGCTGGGTCTTCAGCAGGAGGAGCACCTAGATTTTCTGTTTCATATACTGCTTCTGGTAAGACTTCTTCTAAATCTTGTGCAATAAGACCTGTTGAAGCTTTACCACTATCTCTATAATTAAATGTAACACCTGATAATGTCATTACCTTTTCAATAGGTTTCTCAATTGTTTTTATATTTTCTTTTAATTTTCTATCTGACATAGAAGCAAATGCAGTAACATCACCTTGTGCTTTTACCTCACCATTATGCTCAGATACTTTAAATAATGTATTAGCTGTACTAAATGCAGTTGTTGCAGCAGAACGTCTTCCAATTATAAAGTCTGCTGTATTATCACCATTATTATTATTAGAGTCAAGGTTAATTAAAACAGCACCATAACTATTAATTCTTATGTCATCAGTATCACGAGCTCCAATCGAGTGATACATACTTCCATCACCATAGAATGATATTGCACCTGCTCTTGGTATATGTATACTACCGCCAGATGTACCAGAACTTCTCCACAAGTAAATATTTTTGCTATCTGCCATTCGGATATTTTGAGAGCTGTCAATGCGCATCGATTCTGATAATGAACTACCATTGTTAGTTAAAAATTGCAAGTATCCTTGTCTGTTAGCACTTGTTGCATTTGTTTTTAAACCTGCAACTGCACCAAGAACATCTGACCTAGATACACCATCATCTGTAACACCACCAAGTTCTAATAAACCACCTTTATTCTGTCCTTGACCACTTCTATTAATTAATCTAAGTTTTGCTACATCTCCAGTAGCACCACCATGTTTTATTGTTGGATTAATAGGAGCTCCAGCACTAGTAATATGCACTTCTCCTGTATGTAGAATACGCATTCTTGACGAGCCATCACCTGTTTCAAAATTAATATATCCACTTGAGCCATCAATAATTTGTACTGTATTAATACCAGAATCATCTGCTAAAATTAATCCTGAACTTCCACCTCTTAAGTAAAGATAATTATTTGTATGATGAGTGAAACCAGCATTTTCAAAGTTAGTTGTTTGTTTAGGGAATGTGACATTACCATGACAACTTATACTTAGTGCAGTTGAATTTACACCAACTAAACTAGTATCAAATCTTAAACCAGAAGATATATTACTACCAGAGTTTACTTCAGCTACTGATATTATACCACCAGTATTTTGCATCACACCATTATTTCTTTCAGCTTGGAATCTAATTTCTCCACCAAATCCTGTAGTAGTTGTTCCAGTAGATAAGTTTGTAATCATTAAACTATTAACTGCACTATTAGTTGTACTATTATTAGTTTGTATATGTAATGCTGAACTTGGCGACGCCGTTCCTATACCTATGTTGCCACCATCTTTTACTGTGAATCTGTTAACACCTGCAGACATATCATCAATCATAAAAGCGCTGTTGTCGACGTTTAAATCATATTTTTTACTATTTGTACTATCTTCGATTCTTATTTGATTTGCTGAGCTTCTTACATGTAATCGTTTTTGTGGTGAAAGTGTTCCTATACCTGTATTACCATCTTGTTGAATTAGTAATGCTGGACCACCATTTGCTTGGTTACCAATTACAAAGTCTCCAGTATTACCCCAACCTGCATGTCCTATAACCCAAGCAGTACCTGTAGTAGTTGCATTTGTATCTAAGAAAAATGCCATAGCTGATTCGCCGTTTGTACTTGTTGGACTTATTCTTATAGTACCATAACTTTGTGTTCCATGAACGTGAAGGAAAGATGCTGGATTTGATGTGTTTATACCTACATCACCTTCAGGATTAATCACTAATCTATCAGTTAAGTTTCCACCTGTTGAAGTATTTGGCGCAGTTTGTAATGCAATTGCACCACCCCAATCTGACCTAAAGTCAAAAGCTTTTATTCCAGCTAAATTATATTCTCCTGAGTTTGGATTAGCTCCAGAGTTATGTTGGTTTGTAAATCTAATAAAAGCACCAGAACCTGTAGCAGTATAATCACCAGATATTCTTAATCTTTCTTCTGCACTACCATTACCACCTGATAAAGGTCCGATGTGTAATTTAGTTTTTGGATCAGTTGTTGCTATACCAACGTTAGCAGTTGGCATTAATAATATATCTGAAGCACTATTTTGTGATTCTATTTTAAAGTCTGAGGCCATCTGCATTTCAACAGATTTACTAGTACCAGTATTTTGTAATCTTATTGTTGTAGTACCACCTCTTTCTATTTCTAAACCAGTACCAGCTGAAAAACTAGGCTGGCCTTTCGCACCTATAAGAACACTACCTGAAGGATTTTGTGATAATACTTTATTTTCAGAAATTGCAGAATATCCAGTTGGAGCACTTGACGAACCTTGGCTAGCTCCTGTGTTTCCTGTTGTAGGTATAACACTATGGTCGGAAATCATAGCTCTTGCAACAACTTCTGCAAAGCTACCTATTTTTACATATATATCTGTACTTACTGTATCAACATCAACTTGACCGACTTCAGTAACTGCCTCTGAATCTCCTGAATGGAAATTATAATATATAAAGTCATAGTTACTATCGTTATTTAATTGACCAACTAATGTACCAAATGCTGGTATATTACCATCTCCATAACCTGTACTTCTTCCCATAAGGTCAATTTGTACTCTTGATGATTGTTGTGCTGTAATTCTACATATTTTTACGTATCTTGTTCCACTACTTGATGAATTATCTATAGCTCTCCAAATAGTTTGTCTTGCAAGAGCATCACTTGTAAAACCTTCGGTGGCATGAGAATACTTAGCATATACGTTACCCCATCTAAAGCTTGGAGTACCTAAATTATATGATAAGTCTGAACCAGATTTAAGTGTTCTTTGTACATTTAACGTGTCAGTTGCATTATCATATCTAAGTTCTCCCCAACCATTTCCAGCTGCATTATAAAGTTTTAATGCACTACCATTATTAATTCTGACATCACCTGCAACATGAAGTTTATGTGTAGGTGAAGCAACTCCAACACCAACGTTACCTGCAGTGAATGCAACTTCTGTACCAGTTCTGCTCATTTGAATTCGTTTTGAATATGAAGCAGTTGGTTGTACGTTATCATTCATTCCGATATAACCATAATTTCCAACACCATCATATTCAATAGTCATACCGTATGGGTCTGACTCACCTAAGAATAATCTTGCGTCTAATTCAGTATTATAGTTACCTGCAATAATTCGTACTAATGTATCTTCACCATCACTATTTGCAAATCTAGCTGTAGTAGGACCATCAGTCGATAGTACATCAAGTGTATAGCTAGGGCTATCTTGTTTAATACCAACTCTGTTGTTATCAAAAGTTAAAGATGCTGGAATAGAACCTTGGCCATCTGCAAATATTCTTGTTTTACTACCATCATCATGGAAAGCAGCTCTGAATGCATCAGCTGCTGTATGTAAATAAAGTCCAGTATTACCCTTGATTGTAGACTTTCCAACTGTTTCAGTACCATTTGAGGTTGTATTGAATTTTGCTGCTCCTGCTGTATACAGGGTTACTGCGCCTCCGTCAGAAGCAGTAATCATATTTTGTGAGTTAGCTGAATTATTTATTTGTAAGTGAGTAGCTAAGATTTGTAAATTACCAGTTCCTGCATCTTTTATATAACTATGAGAACCATCATGGAAGATTTGTAAATCTGCTCCGTCACCAGCGATTAGTTTTACATTATCTGGTAGCTCAAAATTATTAAACATTCTTACTTTATGTGAGAAGATAAACTTATCAACTGTTGCGTTCCATGTCAAGGATGCATCTGTACTTCCATTAACCGCATCTTGAATTGTTATACCAGCTCCATCTGCTGTAGATGAAGTATCACCTGTACCATAATTTAATGTTATATTTTTATCTTGTACATTTAAGTTTGTTGTATTAACTGTAGTAGTTGTACCATTGACTGTTAAGTTTCCTCCAACAGTGACATTACCTGCTGTAATATCTGCACCACCTGTCATTGCACCTACTAAGTGGAAATTTCTAAACGCTAAAGAATCACTAAAACCAAGGTCAGTTGAATTATGCGTTTGTGGATAAACATTTCTATTTAAGTCTATATTAAGTACATGAGTTCCACCTGCAGAGAATTTAAGATTACCACCCGTAGCATATAAAAATTGAGCTACTGTTAAATCACCAGTAATAGAAGTATGACCATTTTGTGTATTATGAATAAGGGTATCTACTGTAGTTAAAGCATCACCGACTGTTGTTTGAACTGCATTTGCGGTTCCAGTAAATGCTATTGTTCCTCTATTGACTTTGATACCAGACCTTTCATCACTGAAGTTATCAAAGGTACTTACAATTCCAGATGCACCTGCCTTATGGGCCATACCAGAACCAAACATTGGCTCTCCTGAT